GTTGCGCCTTCTCTTCTGCTTCTTTCTTTCTTACGATTTCAAAACCAAACAACTGAGCCATTATATTTTTCTCCGACTGGAAGGAACGCTACACATTATATGTAGCGTTCCAAAACCAAGCCTATTTTAGAATACTAGTGTATCGTCAACAGTCCAGTAATCATAAGAAAACTCGACATCAAAAGTTTCAATCTGATCGCCCTGATCCCAAGCTAGATTGATTTGACTGATAACAGTTGGCCAGAGGTTTGCAAATTGATAACGACGTAATACTGAACCATCTTTACCATATTGCACGACATCTGCGCTAGTACGATAATTGTTGATTGTTTTTAGGTTGCCCTGATGGCTGTTAATAGCACTATGCCATGCTTCGAATGCACGACGAACAGAGAAATCTTCGTCATTCATTACAGTAACAGTCCAGTTTGGATAGGTTCTTGTGCCAGCCACTTTAATTTGACGACCAAAATAAGGAACATTGATCACACTAATATCAGATGGTGGAAGTTGAGCAGCTTGAATCATATAGCGGAGTTTCGCGTCACCAACCGAAGTAACAGGATTAATCATTGTTACTTCGAATAGTGAAGGACGAGCACCGTCACCAATTAGATTAGATCTAATTTCATTTACATTAAATGCCATTTCTTATACTCCTTTGACGATTTCGTTGAAGTCAACACCCGAACGAACCGCTACGAAGTTCAACTGGATGTAGTTGATCGAACGCGCTGGCTTAATGTAGATATCACCAACAAACTCACCGCGATCAATTACATCGCCTGTATTGTTTGTCGTATCACAAATTACGCGATAATCAGTAATACCACGGCGACCTTGTACTTCGCGCAGATATGGTTCAACTAAATTACGGAACTGCGCGCGAGTAAACTCGTCGTTGAATTCGAATAGAGCAAACTTAGCAGCGGTAGAAATTGCTTTCTCAAGAACGATAAACAAACGACGAACGTTGATACGATCAAACGCAGATGGTTTAGTCAACATAGTCTTGTCACCGAACAGAATGGTGCCTTGTCCTGGGAAAGTTACAACTGGATTTACGCCATTCTTATAAAGAACATCGCGTTCAGCTTGGTTTGGATTAAAGTTTAGTTTAACTACATTTTTAATCTGACCACGGCTGAAACCAGCTGGCGAATACCACGGATCGTTTGTAGAATCAGTTCTTGCGCATAGACCAGCAATATCACCATTTAATGGGATATAGCGATAGACGTCGTTATAGCGATCGTATTGATACTTGTAACCAGAATCGATTACAGCGTAAGAAGTCGACGATAGAGTATTGCGGAACGTTACGATAGAATCAGCCGAAGTCGAGCGAGTTGGCGACACAAACGCTACGCAATCTTTGCGAGTGGTTGCAATATTATCAATTACATAATTGGCTACATCGGTGTTGGCTTTACCAACCATTACTAGAGAAACATCAACTACATCTGGATCTTTGAATAGATCGTACGCAGTACCAAGAGTTCCTAATGTAACTGTGCTTTCTGTCGTAGTATCTACACCAGCAACAAACGAAGTTGTCATAGGAAGGGTTTGAGCCGACGAAGCAACTAGAAGAGCGGTATTCGACCAGTTTTGATTATTTGAAGAAGTAGGACGATGTTTAGCCCAGTAGATATATTGTGAATCGTTTTCGATAACGGTTTTATAATACAATGTTTGACCATTGTCTGCTTTAGCATCAGTAGCACGAGAAACACCTTCAAATACTTCCAATACTTGATTCTTGACGCCAGTGAATAGACCATCTTCGTCAACTACAACAATGTGTAGTTCGTCGTTTGCAAAAGTATTACCATAAGCAGCAACAAAGGTCGACTGTCCTGGAGCTTTATCTACGACATTGTAGTATTCCCAGTAGCGAGTTAGTGCGTTTGAAGAGTTAGCAGTTGCGTTGGCAGAACCAGTAAACTTGCTATCGAAAGTAATCACAGCTTGTGCGCTGAATACGCTGGCGTTACCAGTTTCAACAGCAGCGCCAAGAGAAGCTACCTTTAGATATTGGCTTTGACCGTTTACAACTAGGTAATCACCAACTTTAATTTTACCGATGATGCTTGTAGCAGAAGTATTAGCAGCAGTGTTCGATACAGCAGAAACAACTCTTAAGTTAGCAGTTAGGCTGTTTGGAACAAGTGTTAGTGTGCCTTCAATAGTAGCAGCGCCATCTGTCATGTCTAGAGCATTGCTATAAGCATTTGCCGAGTCACAAACAGAGATCTTTAGAGAATTGCCTAGTGTACCAGCATAACGAGCATAATATACCGCATTTGTACTTGCAGTGATACCATCTTGATAATCATCAAGATTTTTAATTTGAATTGTAGCTGCTTCAGTGCCAGTATAAATGGCTTGAGCATTTTTAGCAGCTGCGTCGATAGCACGAACAACGTATAATGCGTTGCCGTATGCTAAGAAGTTAGCTGCAGTGTAGAATGTTTCATAGTTGTCGGCGGTTGGTTTGCCAAAAGTCGATACCAGTGTGTTTTCAGAACTGACTAGCGTGCGTTCTTCTGCTGGACCCCAGCTAAAAACACCCGCAAACGCACCAACGGAAGTAGCAACCGCAGGTACGACAGTGGTCAGGTCAATCTCACTAATATTAACGCCAGGACTGACTTGGAATGCCATCTTGTTTCTCCTTGTTCAAAAATAGAGCCAGAAATATAATAATATTTGTAATATATTTAGTAAAATACGGTTTTAGAAGAATAGTTCACGGTCGAATGCAGACATATGGACTTCGTCTTCAAAGCCCATTCCATCATCGGAAAAGAATGGTAACATGTCGTCTTCCAACTCTTTTTCTCGCTCTTCCATTAAGTTCTTTCTGACATCGGTTTCTAATAAATCTTTGAAATAATTTTGATTTGTCATCCAAGCAAATAATACCAAACACATAACAAGATCGTCATGTTTACCATACTCGGCTTCGTAAGACGTCCCTTTACTTATAAAAGTAGAGAGTTCACTCAACAAATCGTAGTCGTTAATGACTAGTTTGTTGTTCTCAATCAAAGCCTTCATATTCAAACAACCAACTCGCTTTGTAGGCTGAGTTGTCTTTAGACCAACTCTTGATTGTTTGTTAAATCCGCCACCCAAAACCTGACCCTTACGACCAGTTTGCGTGACTCTTAGCACTCCTTCGTTCTCGAAATCTGTAATCAACATCTCAGCTATCTGCTGGCCAATGTCGTTAGTTTCAACTAAAATGGGACAAAAGTTATAGAACTTATGAGATTCATTGATAAAGTGTGGGAACATCTGTGGTTCTACGTTGTTATCTCGATACACCGCAGCTACTCTATACGGGAACTCAGTAACATCTATAACAACGAACGTAGAATAGTCGCCCCCGACACCACGTGCTACGTCAGCTGTCATTACATAACGGTGTTCTGGATTCGGTAACGAATAAATCTTAGTCGATCCGTGGGTTGAAATAGGATCTTCATAGGTTAGTCGTTGCAAGCACTCAGCCGATAGTAGCGTATTACTAGAACCAAGGAACTCTACTTCGTATTCCTGACGGAATTGCTCAGGTGAAGTATTGTTGATTGTTTCTTCTTTCCACTTCTCGTCGCGACCAGGATATTCAGACCAGTGAACGTCAACCGCTGTATAGCTGTTACGTTTCTTGACAGCGTCAGTCCACAACTTGTAATACAGTTCCATACCGTTTGGCGTGGATGTAATGATAATCTTGGTCTGTTTACCAGAGGAAATAACTGGATATGTAGCGGTAAAGAACTTTAGTTGAATGTGTGGCGGAATGTGAGCAAATTCGTCGAGGTACAGAACTGAGATAGACTTACCACGAATAGCAGAACTAGAGGTTGGCGCGCAGATAAACTTGGCACCATTTTCTAGCGCGAAGCTTCGTTTGTTCCAAGCTACAACACCCTGTTGCATCCACAATGGCAGGTTTTCGTATGCCATTTGAATACGGTCAAGAATTTCCTGAGCCGTATCCATCTTGTTAGCGAGAATAGCGATATACGACGGGTTGTCAGCGAACAGACCCTCGTGTAGCAACAAACCAGTCGCGGTGGTAGTTTTACCCATCTGGCGACCGCATCGTACGATAGTGAAGCGATTTGCTTTTGCAGCTCGCACAAATCGTTTCTGAAAGTCGAACATCTTAAAATTGATTACACCCTCGTCAAGAGAGATAATCTTTACATACTTTTCGCAGAAGTAGATCGGATCTTCTTTACACTTTAGATATTCTTCGATCTGCCACGGTTGCCATTCAATTTGCATACCGACTGGCTTTAGAAGCGGATTACCATTTACACCATTATGTTCAATCTCGATATCATAATCTTCTTCAAGCACTGCACTCATTCATCTGACTCCAGATTCTTGGCGCGATCTTTTAGAAACTTTTGTAGTTCAGCAGTAGAGCCGACGAATAGATTATTGTTGACTGTTTTAGCATCGCCGTTGGGTGATGCGCCACGAGCTTTATCAATATCTAATTTTTTCTTTCGAGTGTCGAGTAAATCTTTGTTGGTATCAGCCAGCGTCTTAATTAGTGTGGCAACCACTTCGTACGCACGAGGGTGCTCGCTATTCTTAGCCAGCATAATCAACTCGTCGAGTGCCTTGTTACCCTTCTTCGCAAGTTCTTGTAGATTTTTGCGCGCAAGCTCAAAGTCCTGCTCGGCATCGTTTGTTTCTTCGACGACCGCAGGAAACTGTTCTTCTTTTTGTTCTTCGACCACAAGAGGATTCATTTCTAATGCTTTGGTCAAATTATCCATAATACTGTTCATATTTTATACGTCTTCTATCGTTACGACATAATCCCAGTTGTCGGTGACCAAAATGTAGTCTTCGCTAATGCTCAACGAAGAATTAGCTGTACCAGTTCCTTTATAGGTTGACTGGTAGTTGTTTGCCACCAAACTTGTGCTAAATGCTGAGTCAACTCTCATGGATATATTATTGGCAATCGATGTGACTCGCCTAAATTGATCGGCAGCGGAAGGAGACTTGGCAATTACATAATTACCAACTGCCATAGTTGTAGTAAACGAGGTTCCTGAACCTGTAACCAAATTTCCAGAAGAAGAAATCGTTCCAGCTAAGTTAGCTGTTGGCTCTAATCCTGGTCGGATTGTCACGTTTTCGCCAGCATTATTTGCCGAACCAATAGCTGTATCGAACCCATCAATAAAGAAATTAACATTAGCAAACTTGATAATTTTCTTATTCTTAATTGGACCATAAAAATAACCTTTCATGGTAAAATCTAAAGTCCAAATCAAAGCTCTACGTGTTTCAAAGTCACCATCGTATGTGTCGTCTGAAGAAACGGAAACTAAGACAAGGGGAATATCCATCTTAAGTTCTAAGTCGTCAATTAGTTGTACGCTATTCGTCCACTCT